TAAACACCAGCATCTTGTTGCTGGGGATATCAAAGTAAACATATCTCTTGACTAAAAGGAACTCGCAAGCTCGTACTATATTATTGGGTTATCTGGCTACATATTAATTTAATCTAACTGTACCCCCTCTGGGGGGGCTGGGGGGAAAATCGCGACTCTGTTACGGTAAGTAGTCCTACTCAAACATTTTTAGCTTGAAAAGCTCTAAAAAATATTTAATGGTTAGTTAGGAGGTCGCTATGGCAAAAACACCAGCTTGGACTAGAAAAGAGGGTAAGAACCCTAAAGGTGGTTTGAATGCGAAAGGCAGAGCAAGCTACAAGAAGGGTACTCTAAAGCCACCTGTTAAAAGAGGTGATAATCCTCGTCGTGCTTCTTTCTTAGCAAGGATGGGTGGAATGAGAGGACCAGAAAGGGATTCCAAAGGAAGACCTACTAGACTTCTTCTTAGTTTAAGAGCTTGGGGTGCAAGTTCGAAAGCAGATGCAAAAGCCAAAGCAAGGGCAATTAGTAAAAGGAATAAAGCATAATGGCAGTAAACGCAGCTGGTAATTATACCAAACCTTCAATGAGAAAGAGTTTATTCAACAGAATCAAAGCTGGTAGTAAAGGTGGCAAACCTGGTCAATGGTCAGCAAGAAAGGCACAGATGCTGGCTAGGATGTATAAAGCCAAAGGTGGAGGTTACACTTGAAAGCTCCTCAACGATCTTTATTTAATTGGGGTAAGCAGAAGTGGAGAACTTCTGATGGTTCTCCATCAAAAGGTAAGAAAAGATATTTACCAGATAAGGCTTGGAAGTCTTTGAGTGCTGGTGAGAAAGCGGCAACGAATCGTGCTAAAGCAGAAGGTAATAGAAAAGGAAAACAATTTGTTAAACAACCTAAGAGTATTGCTAAGAAAGTGAGGAAGTATCGAACATGAGTATGCTATTAAAAATATTATTTTTTTGGTTGCCTTCAAAGAAGGCTAAGCCAACTACACCAAAATATCTATCTAAACGTACCAAACGTACTAAAAAGAAATGAGCTTTTATCATAAGCTAAATCAAGAGGATCGTAGAATATTAAGGCATGTAGTAAAAACTGTACACATGAAATACTATCCAAAAGATTTTATAACTGATTATGAAGCTGATAAACTGATAGCAAGTATTCAATCAGAAACTTTAGAAAGTTTATTAGAAACTGGTAAGAATTATAAAATAGATCAAAGATAGTGCATACCTTTACTTACAAACCAGACGGTCAAACTATAAAAACATTTATGAAGGACTCTAATTTTTTTAGAGGTATAAGAGGTCCGGTTGGTTCTGGTAAGTCAGTTGCTTGTTGTGTTGAGGTATTTAGAAGAAGCTTGGAGCAACATAAGAACAAGGAAGGTAAGCGTAAAAGTCGTTGGGCTATTATTAGAAACACTAATCCACAGTTAAGAACGACTACTATAAAGACTTGGCTTGATTGGTTTCCAGAAGATGTATGGGGTAAGTTTCATTGGTCAGTACCTTATACTCATCATATACAACAAGATGAATTAGACATTGAGGTTCTTTTCTTAGCTTTGGATAGACCAGAAGATGTTAAGAAGCTTCTTTCTTTGGAACTTACTGGTATTTGGATTAACGAGGCAAGGGAAGTACCCAAGAGTATTATTGATGCGTGTACTATGCGTGTTGGTCGTTATCCTTCTATGCGTGAGGGTGGACCAAGTTGGTCTGGTGTCATTGCAGATACCAATGCTCCAGAAGAAGATCATTGGTGGGCAATCATGGCTGGAGAAGTTCCGATACCAGATTACATTCCTAAAGAGCAAGCTAAGATGTTAATCAAACCAGATAATTGGTCTTTCTTTGTTCAACCACCAGCTATGGAAGAAAAGCTTGATGAGAAAGGTGATGTTAATACTTATGTACCAAATAAGAAAGCTGAGAATAATAGTAATATACTTGATACTTATTATCCCAATCTTATTCGTGGTAAGACTAAAAGCTGGATAGATGTTTATGTTATGAATCGTTTAGGTTCTATACAGGAAGGTAAACCAGTTTACCCTCAATTTGTTAGTGAAACTCATATTGCTCAAGAAGAAATACCGATTGCTATCGGTGTACCTTTGTACATTGGTGTTGACTTTGGACTTACTCCAGCCGCAGTTTTTGGTCAGAAGGTTAGAGGTCGTTGGTTAATACAATCAGAGATTGTAGCGATTGATATGGGTATTGTTAGATTTGCAGAACTGTTAAGACAAGAGATAGCAACACGGTTTTCTGGTCTTGATGTAAATATTATTGGTGATCCAGCTGGTGACTTTAGAGCGCAAACAGATGAATCGACTCCATTTCAGATTTTAAGAGGTGCTGGTCTTAGGGCAATACCAGCTCCATCCAATAGTGTTGATCTTAGATTAGAGTCAGTTTCATCACAGTTAACAAAAATGTCAGATGGTCAACCAGCTTTTTTAATAGACAGAAGGTGTCCTTCTCTGATAAAAGGCTTTCAAGGTGGGTATTGTTATAGGAGGATGCAAGTGTCAGGAGAACGCTATGATGACAAACCAGAAAAGAATATGTACTCCCATATTCATGATGCTTTGCAGTATTTAATGTTAGGTGCTGGTGAAGGCAGACAATTAATTTCTGGACAACAACCCCTTTCTTCGTTTAATGCTAAGAGAGACTATGATGTATTTAAAAGAAAACCTATGAAACAAAGATTTAATTTTTGGTCAAGAATGTAAGGAGATTGTACAATGTGTTTTGGTGGTGGTAGTAGTGCGCCTGTTAAAGACCCAGAAGCTGAAAGGCAACAGGAACTTGAAAGAGAAAAACAACAAGCTCAAATTAAAGCAAACAAAGCAGCGCAAGTACAGAGAACTGTTGTTTATAATCAACCATTAGCATCTGGTCCAAAAGAACCAGATACAGTTTCATCTGCTTTGTCAAAAGCTGGTATGCCGAGAAAAAGAATTAAAGGAGCGCAATCTTTAATTACTGGTTCTAGGGGTGGTAAAGGTTTTTATTCAAGATTAGGATAACATTATGCACAAAGAAGCTAAAGACTTTTTACATAAATATGAAAAAGCTAAGACGCATAGAGAAAACTTTATACCATTATTTGAAGAGTGTTATGAATACTCTATGCCTCAAAGAGAATCTTTTTATACTGAATCTGTTGGTCAGAGAAGAGATGAAAAGATATTTGATGAAACAGCAGTAGTTGGTGTACAGGAATTTGCATCTAGGTTACAAGCTGGTTTAGTTCCTAACTTTGCTAGGTGGGCTGACTTTGTTGCTGGTTCTGAAGTACCCAAAGAACAAAGAGAAGAAGTTAATAATGATCTTGATGAAGTTACTGACTATGTGTTTGAGGTATTACAAAACTCTAACTTTGGTCAAGAGGTTCATGAATCTTTTATGGACTTAGCAGTAGGCACTGGTGTACTTCATGTTGCTGAAGGTGATGCAGTACACCCTGTTAATTTTTCTGCTATTCCATTACCTCATGTTGTTTTAGATACTGGACCAGATGATAAGATAGATCATATTTTTAGAGAAAGAAAAGTAAGATATTCTGATTTACCAATACTATATCCTAATGGTTCGTTTAGTCCTAAGATTGCACAACTTATGCAAAATAGTCCAGAAGTAAAAACAAATGTTCTTGAGGTTATTTGTAAAGATTATTCTAAGATAAATGAAGATGCTTTTTTATCTTATGTCATTGAGATGGGTGATAAAGATATAATATCTTTTGATAGCTTTAAAGGAGTAGGATCAAATCCATTTATTTGTTTTCGTTGGTCTAAATGTGCTGGTGAAGTATATGGTCGTGGTCCACTTATGAATGCATTAAGTGCAATTAAAACAACTAACCTTACTGTACAGTTAGTGTTGGAAAATGCACAAATGGCTATCTCTGGTATTTATCAATTGGATGATGATGGTATTATCAATCCAGATACAATTAGTTTAGTACCTGGTACAGTTATACCTAAAGCACCAAACTCTGCTGGATTGCAACCGATTAGGGCTGCTGGTAACTTTGATGTTAGTCAGTTTATTTTAAACGATATGCGTTTAAATATTAAGAGAGCTTTGTATAATGAGATGCTTGGTGATCCTAATAAAACTCCAGCTACTGCTACTGAGATTGCAGAACGTATGGCTGATTTATCCAGACAGATTGGTTCTGCATTTGGTAGGTTACAATCAGAATTGGTACAACCAGTTCTTCAAAGGGTTATATTTATTCTTAAGAAACAAGGTAGAATAGAAATTCCTACTGTAAATGGTAGACAAGTAAAGGTACGTTCTGTATCTCCATTAAGTCAAGGACAAGCAAAGCAAGATATAAACAATACTGCACAATGGATGCAGTTAGTTCAACAAAGTTTTGGTCCAGAGATTATGAATTTATTAGTTAGTGGTGAGGAAGTTGCTAGTCATTTAGCTAAGAAATTCAATGTACCAGATAGTTTAATTAGAGATGCAAGTGAAAGACAAGAGCTTGTACAGTTAATGCAACAGGCTCAACAGTTGCAACAAGCTCAACAACAACAGGGAGAGGAAGTTGTCCAACAATAAACATATTGGTGTAGATGGAATAGAAAGAAGTAAACAAGAAGATATAAGAATAAGTATGGATATACAATCCTTATTTAAAACACCGAATGGTCAATCGGTATTAAAGTATTTAAGAAAACTTACAATAGAATATGTTAATGGTCCGAATATAAGTGATAGTGCTTTACGTCATCATGAGGGTCAAAGATATTTGTATGCTATTATAGAACGTAGAATTAATCATGCTGAAAAGGAGAGCAGTAATGTCTGAAGAAACACAAACAGTATCAGAAGCAATGGAACAACAGACCCCTGACATAAGTGACAGAAGTGACATAAAATCAGAGGAAAAGGATTTTGTAACTGCTGAAGATCAAGCACCAGCAAGACCAGAGTGGTTACCAGAAAAGTTTAAAACACCAGAAGCTTTGTTAGAATCGTATAGTAATCTTGAGAAGAAACAAGGTCAGAAAGAAAGTGATTTAAGAGAAGCTTGGGAAAAAGAATTAAATGAACAAGCTTATGCTGATAGACCAGAAAGTGCTGGTGATTATGTATTACCTAAAAGTATTGATGAATCTTTAGCTCCAGATAATAAAATGCTAGATTGGTGGTCTAAGTTTTCTTGGGAAAATGGTATGAGCCAAGAAGAATTTGAAGCTGGTATTAATATGTTTGAACAAGAAAGAGAATCAATAATTGGTTCTATTGAGTCTAATAGGGAAGATGAAGTAAAGAAACTTGGTGATAATGCAGAAGAAAGAATACAAGCTACTGCATTATTTGCACAAAAGTTTTTTCCAGAAAACCTTATGCCAGCTATAGAAAGACTTACAGAAACATCTGAAGGTATACAAGCAATAGAACATATTATGGAAAGTATAAAGCAAGGTGGTAATATAGATACTGAACCAGCTAATCGTTTAGATTTACAGACTTTAGAGTCTATGATGAATGATGAACGATATTGGAATCCAGCTAAGAAAGATTTAAATTATATCCGTGAAGTAACAGAAGGTTATAATAAATTAAATGGAGTAGGATAATTGTTATCTTGTGTTCATTCTAATTTAGATCATGTAGATTATTTGTGTGTTAATCTTCGTGATGAAGATGAAGAAGAATTAAAAGCTATGAACATAGATGGTCGCTATGCTTTAGCTTTTCCATTTACACAAAATCATTCTCTTACATTTACTATTCTTGATGATGAAACACCATTAGCTATGTTTGGTACAATACCAGCTAGAAACAATGAAGCTAGAATATGGATGCTTTGTACAAATGAATTTCAAAACAATTATAGAGAAATTTGCAGACACGCTAGAGATTTTATTGAGTTGTTGCAATCTAGTTACAGTACTATTTATAACGTCGTTCCAGCTAATAATAAAAGGACAATACGTTTTTTAAGGTTCTGTGGCTTCCAGTTTAGTGAGAAAATAAATATTAATGATGTAGATTTTATTAAATTTTTTCGTTGCAATAGTTTTTATAATGATGTTAATAATAAAGAGTCACGACCTGTAATGCACTGAGCAACCCTTTATGGATAATTGCTATGAGGTGATCTAATCAGATAATCGCATAGACATTATTGAAACTTTATAGAGGAAATGCTTATGGCAAATACTATATCTACAGCCTTTATAAAACAGTTTGAATCTGAAGTTCATATTGCCTATCAAAGAATGGGTAGTAAATTACGTAACACAGTTCGTACTGTTTCCAATGTTACTGGTAATGTTGTACGTTTTCAGAAGATTGGTACTGGCTCTGCATCAACTAAATCAAGAAATGGTTTAGTTACTCCAATGGAATTAGCTCACACTAATGTTGAATGTACTATGGCTGATTATTATGCAGCTGAGTATATCGATAAGTTAGACGAGCTAAAAACTAACATTGATGAAAGACAAGCTGTTGCAAAAAGTGCGGCGGCTGCATTAGGTCGTAAAACAGATGAAATACTCTACACTGCTATGGATTCTGGTGCTAATAGCACACAGATTCATGACACAAGTGGAGCTATTGAAAAAGCTGATTTACTTACTTTGTTTGAAACTATGGGTGCAGCTAACATTCCAGAAGATGGTGGAAGATACTTAGCTATGAATCCAAAAGGTTTTGCTGATTTATTTTTAATAAATGAATTTGCAAGTTCAGACTATGTTGGTGATCAAAACCTTCCTTATGCTGGTGGAATGACTATGAAAAACTTTTTAGGTTTTCAAATCTTTTCTACTTCAGCAGTAACTGCTGGTAAGAATATGGCATATCATACTTCTGCTATTGGTTTAGGAATTGGTGCTGATGTATCAACTGAATTAAATTATGTGCCAGAAAGAGCTGCACATTTAACTACATCTATGATGAGCATGGGTGCTGTTGTTATTGATGACAATGGTATTTATGAAGTCCTAGATAATAATACATAGGAGGTAATTATATGGCTTATAGTGCTTCTGGTTTAACCCTTTGGACTATGAACGGAGATGGTCCAAAACTCTGGAACTACTCAACAACAGATACAATTGCAACTGTTAATAGTGCAGGTTATTTTAATGATGCTGCAAATATGTTAAATGTTCGTGATGTTATCTGTGTTTCAGATACCAATGCTCCAACGACTCATTGGGTAAACGTACTATCAAACACTGGTTCTGTAGTAGATGTATCAGATGGTACAGCTATTGTAGAAACAGATGGTGACTAATAGAGGAGGGGAGGGGTAAAACCCTCCCTTTTAAAATATGGCATTAACTCCAAGTGAAGCAAATACAGCACTTGATATTTGTAGTAGAGCTTTAATTTTAATTGGAGCAGAACCAATTAGTTCTTTTGATGATGGTTCAACGGAAGCCTTAGTATGTGTTAATCTTTATGAAGATGTAGTTCGTACTGCATTAACAAATACTAGATGGAGATTTGCTACTAATCAAAAACAAATAAATAGATTAACAGATATACCAACAGGTAGATTTAACTTTGCATATCAAATACCACAAGATAATCTTATGGTTCATGCTGTAACTGTAAATGATAATTTAATTGAGTATCAAATTTATGGTGATTTAATTTATTCAAACACATCAGAAAATGATGTAGTTATTGCAGATTATTCTTTTAGGGCATCTGAATTAGATTTTCCTAGTTATTTTACATTAGCAGTACAGTTTTCTTTATCTGTTATATTAGCAACTTCTATAGCAAGAGATGCAAGTTTAGCACAATTAATGACTGTTAGAGCAGATGGTGCAATGGCTAAAGCTAGAAGTTTAGATTCACAACAACAAACTACAAGAAGGCTTGAAACAAATAGGTTTATAACTGCAAGGCAAAGTTAATGCAGACATTTAGAATACCATTTACTAATTTTCAATTTGGTGAAATTAGTCCATCTATGATAGGTAGAACAGATGCAGAGGTATATAACAAATCTGCACAAAAGCTAACTAACTTTTTTATTCGTAATGAAGGTGGTGTTATTAAAAGACCAGGTTTCAAAAAGAAATTAAATCTTGGTGCATCTGCTGGTACTACGGATATTGGTTTAAGAATTATTCCTTTTATATTTAGTGATGATGAAAGATACATCATTGGTTTTACTGCTAATAGTATTAAGATAATAATACTTGATTTTGATTCTAACGGTTCTCCCTCCAGTGGTGCAGTAACTTTGTTACAAACTATTACAACAGATATAGATGGTAACAACCTCCCATTTACTGCATCACTTATTAAAGAAATAAACTTTGCACAAACTGGTGACGTAATGTTTTTATGTCATAATACTATGCAAACTTTAAAGCTGGTAAGAACTTCATTAATTACTTTTGAAGTATCTAATTTTACTTTTGATAAAAGAGCAGACAACAAACAAACGTATCAACCTTACTTTAGCTTCCAGCCACAGAATTTTACTATGACTCCTAGTGGTACATCTGGTTCTATAACTTTGACAGTTAAACCAACTGGTACAGTTAATAATTGGGCTAGTGGTCAATCTTATACAATTGGTACTTTGGTAAAAGATACCAATGCTAATTTAATATACAGAGTTAATACTGCACATACATCAAGTGGTGCTGAACCTTTATCTACAAATGCTAATGCAACAAAGTATTCTGCACAAAATTACTTTGATACAACAGGTAATATATCTGGTAGTAATTATCCAGACTCTAAACATATTGGGATTACTATGAAGTTTAGAGGTCAAGAGATATTAATTACTTCTGTACAATCTGGTTCTCAAGCTACTGGTACTGTACAAGAAGAATTATTTACTAAGCTTGATATAAATGCTTTAAGAACAGTTAAAGGTTCTCCTAATATAGAAGTTACTATGCCTTTACATAATTTAAATGCTGGTGATAGTTTTACTATTTCAGAAACTACAGACGTTGGTGGTATAACCAACACTAATTTAAATGGAACATATAGTGTTGAGACAATAGTTGATGATAATAAATTTACTTATAATTGTGGATCAAGTGCTAATAACTCTGAAGATGGTGGTGGTGCGCCTAAGATAGTTTCAGCTTCAGAAAGCTCTGACTTTGAAGAACAGTCTTTCTCTGAGTATCGTGGTTTTCCAAGAGCTATTTGTTTTCATGAAGGTAGGCTTTGGTTTGGTGGAACAACATCACAACCAGACGGTTTGTTTGGTAGTAAGACAAATCAGTTCTTTGACTTTAATGTTGGTAGTGCATTAGATAATGAGTCAATACAACTTAACAGTAGTATTGGTCAGTTAGATAGTATTAAACATTTAATATCAAATAGAGATTTACAAGTCTTTACTGAAAGCTCTGAGTTTATTGTACCAGCTTATCAGAACACACCTATTACTCCATTGAATGCTATGATTCGTAGACAAACTCCTTATGGAGTTAGTCATGTAAAGCCTGTTGTGTTTGATGGTGCAACTATTTATGTACAACGATCTGGTACTGTTATGAGAGAGTTTATCTTTTCAGATAAAGAGAATGCTTATATTTCTAATAGTGTATCTACACTATCATCTCATTTGATAACAAATCCAAATGATATGACATCATTGCAAGCAGCAATTAACAGACCGGAATCTTATATATTCATTGTTAATACTGATGGTAAGATGGCAGTATTTAATTCTAATCGTGCTGAACAGAAAGCTGGATATACAGAGTTTACTTTTAATAGCACTGGTAGTTTTAAGTCGGTATGTACTGTTGATGAAAGAGTATTTTGTATTGTAGATAACAATGCTGGTGGTGGTACTAAATATTTTTATCTGGTTGAATTAGATAACACAACTAATTTAGATATGTCAGTTAGTGCATCTGGAAGTAATGGTGTATTTACAGTAGGAAATGGTTCTGGAGAAACCTTTGATAATGGTGCTGTACTAGATGTTATTGATGGTAATAACTATCTTGGTCAGCATACAGTAAGTGGTAATCAAATTAATGTTGCTAGCATTGATAGTTCATTATCAAGTGTTGAAATAGGATATGGTATTACACCAGAGTTAAAAACAAATCCATTGGATATTAATACATCAGAGGGTCCAACAACAGGTATGCTTAGAGGTTTAGGTCGTGTTGTTGTTGACATTCGTGATACTTTATCTATGACAATAAACTCTAAGAATTTAGAAATTAGGAATGTAACAGATGATCCTTCTCTTCCTAGAAGCTCAATATCTGGTAAAAGAGAAATAAGATTATTAGGTTATAGTCGTGATCCACAAATAACAATTAGTCAACAACATCCATTATCTATGCAAGTTAATAGCATAGTAGCAGAGGTACAAATATAATGAATCCATTTACAGGTTTAGCAGTTTTATCTGGAGTACTTAGTATTATGACTGGTATTCAAGCTGGCAATGAAGCAATGAGAAAAGCAAGACAATCAGCTTATGATATTAAGTTAGAAAGAGAGAATGCAAAGATACAAGCTATGGCTCAACACAATGAAAGATATGCTGAGTATGAAACAATCATGGCACAATCAGAAGCTTGGTTAGGTTTTGCTAGCAGAGGTTATGATCCATCAACTATGGCTGGTTTTAAGAGATCAAAGAAAGAATTACAAAAAGATATTGGTAGTATTAACTACACATCTTTAATGAGAGATTATAGATTAAGAGCAAAGCAACAAGAGGTTCTTTCATCTGGTGAGTATGCACGAACTGCTGCAATAACAACTGGATTTAACAATGCTATTCAGATGGCATATCGGCATCAAACAACAAAGTTTGGAGTATAGATGGCTATAGGTGTATATAAAAGTAAAGTATCAATACCAGAGATAGGTATTAATGTAGCAAGTTCTAATACAAAAACAAACTCTCTGCAAAGTATTTCTAATTCTTACGCACAAACATCTAATTTATTTTTTCAAGCTGCTGGTGATGAAGCTAAGAAGGTAGCTACTGAGTTTGGTATGTCTGTTCCTATTGAAAAGGTAATGGGTATTAATGGTGATACTGGTATGCCAGAGGCTTACAGTTTACCAGAAAATTATGGAACAATAGCTATGGATGCTTTTAAGCGAGTTATTGACCAGAGATTCTTTGAAGCTATTGAGAATGATTATAGAGCTAAAGCTAAAGAATTATATACTAAATATTCTTTAGATGTAGCTGGTTTTGAAAATGCTTTCTTAGGATATACTGCTGAAGTAGTAGATGTTGCTCAAGGAAAGTTTAAAGAGTTTGCAAGAGAATTAGGTATTAACCAGACTAAAGGTTATGTAGCTAATATACGTTCTAATATTTATCAAGAAAGTTTAAGAAAAGCACAAGAGTTAAACCAAAAACAAAATGTTGATTTTATAGATATAATGCTTAATGGATCATTTAATTTTCAAAATCAACTTAATCAATTTGGTGTTCCTCGTGGTAGTGATTTTGGTGACTATCCAGATAGTTTTATACAAGATTCAATTAATGGATTTAGGGCAAGCAAACAAGCTTTAATAGATTCTGGTACAACAACAGAGGGAGAAGTTTTTGAAACAATAAGAGATGGTGTAAATATATTTTTACAAGGTAGATTAAATACTATTTTAAATGATGAATTTTTTAAGAATAGTAGAGTTAATTCAGATATATTTATTAACTCAGTTAAATTAAGACGCACTCATAAAAATTTACCAAAAGAAGCAAATGAATTTATAAGAAGTTTTCTAAGTATTAATCCTAGTCAACAAATGGTTAATGACATGGTTACTATTTATAAAGGTGACCAGACATTATTTGAATCACATAGACAAAGTTTAGCTGAGAATGCCACTACTAGACAAGATTCCATTAATAAAGTTCAACAAAGAAAACAAGAATTTAAACAAGCTAATGATGTAAATAATTTTAAATACTTAATACAAAGAATAAAAGATCAAGAATTAAATAATGAAATTCGTAGTTATGGTGATATAAAAAATACTTTTTATGCAGGTAGAATAGAACATGACACTAATCAATTAAATAATAAATTAGACCCAAACAGAGGTTATCAAGGCGATAATGGAATATCAACATTGCTAGATGATGCTGAAGGAGAAATTTTAAATCAAGGTTTTACAAATATTATTAAAAAAGTTGCTAATGCAATATCTACAGATACAAGTTCAGATACAATAAAAGATATAGAAGCTTTTATAATGAGTGCTTATAGTGGTTCTGTTAAGCCAAATGAAGTTGATGAAAATTTGCTTGGTATACCAGCTGCAACTGAATTAAAAAATCTTTTAACACATTATCCTATTCCAGAAAATGTTGTAAAAGGATTTAAAAAAGAAAATGAATTTCAAAATCTAGATAGAATATTACAAAAAAGAATAGCACAAGAAAAGATAGATGCTCAATTACAAAAAGAAGATAGAGAAATTTTCCAAGCAAATCAATTAAGTATAAATAGAGATGTATTTTATGATAGATTTGATAATCAAAGTTTTAATATTCTTGATGAATTAAAAACAACAGGTAATTTTAATGAGGAATCCTACAATAAGTTATTGAACGATTTAAATTCACAAACAATGGTTAGAGGTGAGTTTGGTGGTAAATCTATATTAAGTGATGAGAAAAAAAATGAGTTAGAGAAAAAATTTAAAAGTGATGTTGCTTCTCAGTTAATTGCAAATGAATTAATTAATTTTATAATAGAATCTGAAGGTACAGCAAAAGGTTTAGGCAAAGAAGATGTAAAACAAATAAGAGATTATTTTGATAGTGGATCAAAAGATATACCTATACCAGAACCACTAAGAGTAAAGTTATCTCAATTAGAAAGAGAGTTTAACTTTAATGTAGTTGATAAAAAAAGAATGTTTCAATCTATATTAGATAATTATAATGAGTATTATGATAAGAAAGAAGCTTTTAAAAATGAAATAAGATTTTACAATAGTCTTACAACAGGTGATAGAACAAATGTAGATGGTAACCTTGTTGATAATGCAATAAGAAAAAGACATCAAATAGGTGATTTACCTTTTGATCCTTTCGATCATTATACATCACAGGATAGAAAGTTTGATCTACCATTATTAGAAATGATAGCTAATGATAATGTTGGTAATGAACTATTTAAGGTTGTTAAAACATTTGCTAGTGATCCATCTAACTCTGCTTTTGAAAATAGAAATATGAATTTTTTTATTAATTTTTTAAGAACTTTAAAACAGTTTCCAAGTGGTAATGGCAATCAAACAATAGATATTGTACCTACTAAGTTTACAAACGATCCAGAAATAGCAAGATTATTTACTATTCTTGATATGACAGCAAGAGATGTAAACATTGATATATCATCTATTAAATCTAATATTGATTTAGTAAATAGTAATATTGGTTTGTATAAAACTTGGTTAGATGAAAATAAAGATGATTTTAGAAATGATTCATTAGAAGATGAGATAAATAAACAACTAGGAACAAAAGGGTTAAGTCGTTTTAATAGTGCTAATTTTTTTAAGATGATAGATAATGAGTTGCCTGTTGCTGTTGCTTTAGGAACTGTAAGAGATAAAGCTTCTTTAGGTGTCTTTTTAAACAAAAGATATGGAGAAAGATACATTCAAAGTTCTGAGGTTCTTGAAAACTTTAATGATCCATCTGGAACAAATCGTACTAATAAAGCTTTAGAGATAACTATTCCTAATAAAGAAGTAAGAGATGCTACAAAAGATAGTATGATTTTAGAAGTTGCTATGCCTTTTTGGAAAGATCATCTTACAAGAATTGGTTCATCAATGGTTGAAGATGGTTTTGCATTAAAGTTTGGAGATAAGTTATATCCTAGTAAAAAAGATTATAAACCAGATAATATAATAAGTATTATTATATCACCTAAACATAAGACAGATAATGACCCTATTGATGTTATCAGTACACTAGCTGATGGTTTTGAATATGCAGATAGGGGTATGTCTTTACCTAGAGAAGAATTATATGGTATGTTTTACAAAGGAAAAGGTATGTCAAGTCATATGCCTATGGGTGGGTTAATGAAAAAAAATCAACTTGATCCACTAACAGAACATCATTATCAAACTATAGCAGATGGTAATTTTGTACAAAGAAACAATTTAACAAGTACAGTTTATGCTTCTACACTAGGTTTTGAAGTTAATGGTATTGAAGCACATTTCTTACTACCTACTGTTTGGGATGGTAGGATAATGCCAATTAATACAGAAGAAGAAATTTCAGCTTTAGTTCAAAGAATAGAATCTACTGGTAAATCTGTTTTTGATTATCCTTCTTTTAGCACACCATTAGAAGCTCAACAATATTATGAAGATGTAAAATTAAAATGGGCTAATATTGGTACAGATTCAGATGCTGCTTCATATCTTTTAGAAGTAAATAGTTTTGATTCAACTGATATTTTAACTGTAAATCCTTTTGATATTGCAGCTAAGTTTAATCGTTTAAAAAATATTGAACTTAATAATAAGTTAATAAAAGATGAAATGCGTGAGATGAATAAGTTAATATCAGATTATCGTCATACAAAGCTTTATAATATGCCATATAAGTTTAGACCACCAAATGAATTGTCTTTAGAAAAATCAAGAGAGTTAGTAAAAGAAATACAAATAGAAACTATTGATAAAAGAAATATAAAAAAAATGAATATAGTAGCACAGTTAAAATCAAATGTGCAACCAGTTAAAGATAACTTACAAGATTTTTTTATAAATTTATATTCAAGTCATTATGTAGATTTAGATGGATTGCCAGGTATAAATCAAATGGGTGTTCCTGAAAGTGGTGAACTATCTAATGAAACCATTGAGGCTATGCGATTAATAATGAGTAATCAATAATGGATTTAGAAGATATAAAAAAAGGTATTGTTCCAGATAACATAGGTTTAGCAAACGATAATAGACAAACTTATTCTACTGCTGTTCCTAGAAAAAGTAGTTTTTCAGAAGCATGGTCAGCCATGATGGGTATAAGTTATGGTTCAATGTTATTTGAAGTAGATAATTATTTAAAACATAATGCAAGTTTGTTTGATGATTTAGATAACGGTAACTTTAATGCATTAACATCAACTGATCCATTTATTGTAGAACAATTAGAAAGTTTAAATAATAGAGATATAAAAAATGATTTGATATTTGCTAGAAATAAAGAACATTTTTTAGGAATGATTGAGCAAAAATATCGTAGACTTGAGCAACATAAAACATTAGAAAATACAAGTTGGTCTACTTATATACCAGCATTAATAGCTGATCCTATAAATGGTGCTACAATTTTCTTTCCTATATTGCGTAGCAAATCTGTATGGGATGCTATGCGTAAATCAGCATTAATGACTACAGCTATTGTTGGACCACTTGAAACTGGTAGAGTATATGCTGATCCTACAGTTTCACCAATGGAAGGTTTGGCTACAACAACTGCATCTGTTCTTTTTAGTAGTGCTTTAACTGGTGTTGGTAGAGGTATATCAGATTACTTTACCAACAGAGCAAGAAAAGAAATATATAATCAAGTTACATCTGAAATGATAGCTACTGGTACGTTTAAACCAGATGGTATTTATAGAGATAGTAATGGAATGTTGCATGGTAACTTTACAGAGAATGTAAAGATAGCAAGATCAAGTGGTAAATCTATTTTTGATACATCAGAAGAAGAACTTACTAAGATATTTAAAAACTTTTCTTATAATAAAATTATTACTAATCAAGCAAAAGTAAATGAATATCTAAGAAAAGAGAATAAAAATTTAACAGGAATACTTGGTGTTAATGGAAAAGACGGAAATATATATTTAAACTTTGAAGCTATAAAACGTAGTTACAAAGATTTTAAAAGTAAAACAAAAAGCAAAGCTGCAATACAACAATATAAAACACAATTAAAACAAGTTTATGATAATAAAGAAATTTCTGAAGCAACTTATAGACATCATTTAAATAAAATAAAACATATAGATTTATTTAATAATGTTGATGAATATGCTAAGTTTATTTTATTACACGAATTACATCATACTACAAATCCAAGATTAAAATATGAGCGTTTAGGTTTGTATGAAGATCGTATTGATAATCTTGCACTTAACTTTCTTAGAGATGAAAGAAGTATAAGTGAGTATTCTGTTTTTAGAGATGGTGTTAAAACCAAAATTAATCCAGATGATATTCCAGTATTAGATAATCCAAATAGTTTTGATACTAGTGGTTCTGGTGCTTTCTTAAACTCATGGGCTTACAAAGCTATACCTACTCCTTATAAAAATTTTATTATGAACAAAGCTATTAATGATGATGTAAAAGAATTAATGCACAAATTAGGAAGTGACATGGGTATGAAGATGCAAAAGAATGCTCTTGGTATTCCTTCTGATTTTAGTGTTCATATAAAATCTAATACAGATCATGGCAAATGGGTAAGAGTATATGATGATATAATGAAAATATACTCTGAAGATACTAATAAGAAAGTAACTGGTGTATTAGATTATAGAATATGGGGTGCTAAAACCTTTGATGATTGGATGAAGAACGTAAACAGACGTATGGTTTTTAATGATTTAGATGGTGTTACTGCTGGTGAAAAGAAAGCTATTAAAATGTTTCAAAACTTTTGGAAAGAATGGGAACAAAGATTAATTGATGTTAATATGATTGGTACTCATCGTGGTTTGATTAATGAGATAGCTAGATTGGAAATAAGATTAAAAGAACTTGAAGCAACGCCAGCAATAAAAGGTGATTTAGATTACAATAAATTACAAATAGAAAGATACAAAGGTAAATTAGATGAGCTAAGATCAGATTTAAGTGCTAAAGTTGATACTTCTGTGCCTCAAAATGAAATGAGTTTTTATGCTAGGTATTGGAATCATGATATGATTCTAGCTAATAAAGAAAAATTTACACAAATATTAGAAAAATGGTATGCACAAAATCCATATATATATGAGAAAGGTGTACAAAAATTATTATCAACAAATCCAGCAAGTGTAAGAAAAAGAGCAGATGAAACAGTATCAAAGATACTAGGTGAAACAGATGGTAACTTTGAACAATCTTTTGCTGGTTATAGTTCTAAACATACAAGACATAGAAACTTAAACATACCTAATAAACTTGTTTGGGAATTTATAGAACAAAATCCTATTAGTGTTATGAAGAACTATACAACAAGAGTTTCTCCAGAATATCATTTTAAAAATGATTTTAATGGTAGGTCATTAGAAGATGTGCAAGAGTTTATTTACAATAGTGTATCTAAATCTAGTAATGTTAAATCAGCACAAAAAGCAGTTATGCAATTTACACATATGTATGATCGTGTTGTTGGTAATGTTGTTAAAGACCCAACTAAATTAAATCAAAGAGTCAGACAAGTGCTTAGTGACTTAGCTGGTTTAACTTATTTAGGTTCTGCTGGTTTTGCAACACTTACTGACTATGCAGCAATAGCTTTGCAAAGGGAAGCTGGTGCTTGGTTAAAGTTATCTTTTTCAATTATGGATGGTCAGAAAATATCTTTAAATGCCAAAGAAGGTAGATATGCTGGTGAAGCTTTGGACATATTAAAAAATATGGAAGGTTTGAGATTGATAGATGATCTATCAAATAGAACAATAGATCGTGGATTATATAGTAAAGTTGCTGGTAAAGCCAAACAATTATTTTATTCTACAAACTTATTGGGTCCAGCTACAAACCTTGCAAAAAGATTAGAGTCTATCTTTAGAGCGCATCAAATTATAGAAGATGCAATTAGTATTCAAAACAAAACAGCATCTAAACAAACTGTAGAAATGATGGCTAAGATGGGGTTTGGTATAAAAGAAATAGAAGAGATAGCTAAAAAAGCACCTTATGAAAGAAATACACCAAAAGGTTTATACTTAGCTAACTCTGATGGATGGTTAAAAGCTGGTGTTTCACGTGAAACATTAGATAAATTTAGAAATTCAATGAACGCTGGTATTTTTAATACTGTTATTATGGCATCACCAGCAGATAAACCTATTATGATGGATGGTGTTTTTTATGTGCCTTGGCGTGTTGCTAAATATATTCCGGGAATGACAGAAAGCAAATCAGTTCGTGGTTATTCAAGAATAGAGAATGGTTTATTTTCATTGCCTTTTGCTTTTATGTCTTACTCGTTTGGTGCGGCAAATAAAATTACAGCAAGCTTGGCACAGAATACATTAAAGAATAAAGCTATGGGTTTTACTATGGCTATGGGTTTAGCTTATATGGGTTTACAATTACGATACAGAAACAGACCCTATGTATTAGAAAATATGTCTACTGAAGATAAGATAGCAAGAACATTTGATTATTCTGGTTTAGCTGCAATATACTCTGATATGTTTTACAGAGGATTATCTATTGGTACTAACTTAGGTTACTTTGAAAACTCACCAGTTAATCCAAAGTTTATATCTAAAGATAAAGCAGAAAGACCAATGGATGCTGCACTAGAAGTTATAGGCGCACCAGCTTCATTGCTTTGGGAATATAAAAGAGGTGTTGTTGATTTTTATAATGGTGAAGTTAATGAGGGTGTAAAGAGATTCCAAAGAAATTTACCGTTTGCTAAGATATGGTGGATGGAGAATTTAAGTAAAGACATAGGAAAGGTAGTAGGCAGATGGTAATTTTTATTGAAAATATAATTAAAAGAGGTATGATTCAGCCATGACTATAGATTTAACAGATAAACCACCACGAATATCGTATACAGTAGGTCAAGGTGTAACAACAACTTCGTTTGATACAGACTTTGAATTTTTTGATGCAACAGATTTAAAGGTAGTTGTTGATGGAACAACTAAAACAATTACTGAACACTATACAGTTAGTGGTGGGAATGGTTCTACAGGCACAGTAACTATGTCAGTTACTGGTGCAACAGGTGGAAGTACAGTAATTATATATAGAGAAATACCATTAAGTAGATCAACTGACTTTCCAACATCTGGTGCTTTTCCTATAGCTACACTTAATACAGAATTAGACAGAACGGTTGCTTTGTTTGATGATCGTAAGGATCGTATTGATAGATCGATAAGATTACTTGATACAGATGATGCAGCAACTATGACACTACCAGCAAAAGCAAACAGAGTAGGTACTGTTCTTGGTTTTAACGCTACAACAGGTGCAGTAGAAGCTGGACCAACAATAGCAAATGTAAGTTCACTTTCTTCTATTACGTCTAATATTAACGCATTAGGACCAATAGCAGCAGATATAACAACATTAGCACATATACAAGATGGTACTTCAGCAACAAATGCAATTACAAAAGTAAGTGCAATACAAAGTCATGTTACAACTGTAGCTGGAATAGACAGTAATGTAACAACTGTTGCTGGTAAAGCAAGTTTAATCACCTCTGACTTTGCAGCTGATATGGCATTAGTTACAGCCGATTTTGTTGCTGACGTAAATACATTAGCAACATCAAATATTGTTGATGATTTAAATATACTTGCAACATCAGATATTGTTGATGACATGGCTTTACTTGCTACAAGTGATAATGTAACAGCAATGGGAAAACTAGGTGATGACACTGTTATTCAACATATGGCTAATTTAAATGCTAGTAATGTAATTACAAATATTGGGACTGTTGCAACAAATACTGAAAACGTAAATAAATTTGCAAATAGATATAGAATAGAATCTTCAGCTCCAACATCATCATTAGATGCTGGTGATTTATATTTTAATACAACTACAAATAGATTAAGTTACTATGATGGTTCTGCTTGGAAATTAACAGGAGAATCTGCGGAAAGAACAATTACTACACACACAGTTACATCTGCTGGAACACAAACTATAAGTGTTTCTTACACTGTGGGATTGGTGGATGTTTATTTAAATGGAGTAAAGTTAAGTATTTCAAGTGGTGATGCTACTGCATCTAATGGATCATCAGTTGTTGTAACTGGTGCAAGCATTGGAGATATAATTGAGGTTGTTGCTTTATCTCCAGTTGATATTGCTACTCTTGGAACAGCATCTAGTAAAAATGTGGGTATAGCAAATAATAATATACCTATTTTTACTAGTGGTGTAGCTGACAATGATTATCTTAAAGTAGATGGAACAACAATAGAAGGTCGAGATGCAGGTCAAGTGTTATCAGATATAGGTGCTGCTGCTTTAGCTGGAGCTACATTTACTGGTGGCATTAAAGAACAATCAACTGCAGGTGCTTTAAGCAATAGTAATCAAACACTTACATTAGATTTATCTCTTTCAAATAATTTTACACTTACAACTGCAGCAGCTATTACTAATTTTGTTGTAAATAATCATACTGATGGTCAAGCAAGTATATTTACACTTAGAGTTACTTATTCAAATAGCGCCCACGACATTACCTGGACAAATACTAGCACTTCTGTATCTGTAAAATGGAGTGGTGGAACTGCACCTACACAAAGTGACAGTGGTACAGATTTATATGTTTTCTTTGCAGACGCTTCTTCTAGTAATGTTCCTACAACTATCTATGGCTTTACAGCTGGTCAGGCAATGGCATGAGTAGTAACAAAAAATTACTAAAGGTTACAGCTACATCTGATCCTTTAAATGTAGAAGATGTATTTAGCACCCATCTTTATAAAGGAACAGGTACTAATGGCCATCAAATTGTTAATGGAATTGATTTAACTCAAGGTGGAATGGTTTGGATAAAAAATCGTGATGGTAGTAATGGTGGTGTAATGGACACTGCCAGAGGTGTTGGTAAAATATTTCAAACTCATAATAATAGTGCAGAAGAAACAGAAGCAGGTAGTTATGGTTTAGCGTCTTTTAATGATGATGGGTTTCTTCTTAATCAAGAATTTCATGGTAGTACAAATGCAGCATCACATTATGTATCTTATACATTTAGAAAAGCACAAAAGTTTTTTGATGTTGTAACTTATAGTGGAACTGGTTCTGCTCGTACACTTTCACATTCTTTAGGTTCTGTGCCGGGAATGGTTATTATTAAAAGAAGAGATGTAGCTGCTACTTGGATGGTTTGGCATAGATCGTTTCCTAGTCCATCAAATTCAGCTTTATATTTAGATGATACGTCTGATGTAGTTAGTAATTCTGCTTATTGGAATGACACTCATCATACAGCTTCTGCATTATCATTAGGTGACCATTACAATATTAATGCTAGTGGTGGAACGTATGTAGCTTATATTTTTGGACATGATGCTTCTGATGAAGGACTGATACAATGTGGTAAAGTAACTACAGATGCTTCAAGTGTTGTTGACCCAATTAACTTAGGTTTTGAACCTCAGTGGGGATTATTTAAAACTGCTTCTGTTTCTGATTGGGAATTGCATGATACCATGAGAGGGTGGAATATGCATCAGTTAAGAAAGCTTCAACCAAATACAAATGATGGTGAAGTAACTTATACTACACTTAGATATTCTTATATTACAAGTACAGGTTTTGGAACATCAGGTTATTTTGCTGCTAGTAAAGATTTATATTACATGGTTATACGCAAAGCACCAATGGCTGAACCTACTGCTGTAGCTGATGTATTTGCTTCTGGAGTTGGTGGTGTTTCAGTAGCTAATGATGGTACAGTTTTTAATGCAGGTTTTCCTGTTGATAAAACAATTACTTTTCGTAATTTTGCTACTGGTGGCAATCGTGATGTAAGAGATAGAAAGCGTGGAGAAAATATTATATCTACAAACAGTAGTGCTGCTCAGTCCACTGGTAGTACATATGAACGATTAGATAATAGTATTGGTATTGTTAATAGATCAGGAGGTAATGTTGGTCTTAATCAAAATTCTTATTATGCATTTAGAAGAGCGCCTAAGTTTTTTGATATAGTTACTTGGAAGGGAAATGATACTGCTAATAGAAGTATTACTCATCAATTAGGTGCAATTCCTGCAATGATTTGGGCTAAAAAAACAACAGAAACTGTTGGTACTACTAATGCTGATTGGCATGTTCTTCATGCAAATCATGCTATGTCAGGAACTGGGAATAGTTCTACAGGTGGTTTAAAATTAAATGCTACTGGAAATGATTATTATACCCATCAATGGGGTCACACTTATCCAACAAGTACTGCTGTTAATGTATCTTATGTAGCAGATGCACAGATTCAATCATTGAATGATACAAGTGCTACTTATGTGGCTTATTTATTTGGTAATCTAAGTGGTATTAGTAAAGGTGGATCATTTAGTCATACATATGGTTCTAGCACAGATGTAGATTGTGGATTTAGTTCTGGCTCAAGGGTAGTTATTGTAAAAAGAGTTGATGCTAGTGGGACTAATTGGACTGTTTGGGATACTGTACATGGCATTGTATCTGGTAATGACCCTTATCTTCCATTAAATTCAAATAGTTCATATCAGACAGGTAGTGATTACATTGATCCACTAAATAGTGGGTTTCAAATAACTAGTGACTTTAGTTCTGGTACGTTTATTTATTACGCAATCGCAAATTAAGGAATTTATTATGGCTGAGTTTAGACATTCTTCTGGAGCAATCAAAACTGAAAGTGAAATACGAGCAGACAATCCAAATACTTCATTTCCTAGAGGACCACTGTCTACAGAAACATTAACTAGATTAGGGTATGAAGGTGTGTTATCTACACCTAAACCAACTCCATCATCAACAACTAAAATAATTCAGAGAGATGGTGTAGAACAAAACTCTAAAAAGCAATGGGTAGAAAAGTGGAAAGAAGTTAATCGTCACGCTGATTACAAAGATAAAGATGGTAAAACAGTTACTAAAGCATCACAAGATAAAGCTTATCAAACTAGTTTAGATAACACACAAAAAGATGTTTTAAGAAATGAAAGGAAACCACTTCTTGAAGAAGCTGATTGGCAGATACACAAGCTTGAAGATAGTGGTGGTGATGCTAGCAAATGGAAAACTTATCGACAAGAGTTAAGAGATATAACAAAGGCAAGTGACATTTATAATGTGACTTTCCCAAATAAACCTAGTTAGGAGTATAAAATGAGTAGAGCAAAAGACTTAGCATCTCTTGGTGACAATGCTGCAAATTTAGAAAATGCATTAAACAATGTATCTGAAGATAGTTCACCACAATTAGGTGGTGATTTAGACTTGGTAACACATGATGTTGTAACAACTTCAAATAGAGATATTGAATTAAAACCTCATGGTACAGGTAAAGTAAAAGCACCAAGTACTCCAATGTTTCTTAATTTTATACACGAAGAATCAGCAACAAATGCTGCAACTATAAATTTTACAAGTACTTACATTACTGATGATTACGATTTTTATGATGTTGTTTTTTCAGATGTTTCTCCAAATACAGATAATAGTTGGATGGGTATGAGGTTTGGTATTAGTAGTACTGTTTATACTGGTACAGATGATTATATGTATTACTTTTCTCATATTGTTCAACGCCATGCTGATGATTCTGGTGGTGCAGGGGAAAGCACAACTAGTATTAATGGATATGATGCAAGTGCAACTTCTTTCATTATACATAGATGGAATGAATATGGTATGGGTAATCAAAATGGAGAAAGTTACACAGCTAGAGTACGCTGTTTTAATTTAAGATCAACAACAACTTACCCACAAATTAAGATAATGGAAGGTGTTTCAAGAATGCAAAATAATTATTTCGCTACTATTTATCTAAGTATGGGGTGTATGAGAAATAAAAATGGAGCAGATTGTAGAACAGATAAAATAGATTATATTAGATTTTTTCCTTACTATAGTTCTACTGCTGACAACACATTTGCAGGTGGTAAATTCTCTTTATATGGAGGTAAGTTTCATGAGTAGTCATTTTGATGCAGAAGATTTAAAAAACTTAGATGCAATGACAAATAGAATGAAGTTGCAAGATATTCGTTTTAAAAGAAAACCTTTGTTAGAAGAAGCAGATCATAAGATTTGGACACTTGAAGATAAAGGTTCTGATGCTAGTGCTTGGAAAGCTTATAGGGTTAAGCTACGTGATATGATGGATGGAGTTAATGTAGATAATCCAACATTTCCAACTAAACCAAAATAAGGAGGTGATACTATGCCAAGAGGACCGGGAACTTATGGGACTAAAAAAGGTAGACCACCTAAACCGAAAGGCTCAAAGAAGTAATGTTCGATCCAGCATCGATAGCTACTGCTGTTAGTCTATCGACTGCTGCATTTAATAATATAAAGAAAGCATTTGCTATTGGTCGTGATCTAGAAGGTATGTCTAGTGATCTATCAAGATGGATGAAAGCTAGCTCAGATATAGAACAAGCTGTTAAGTCTACAAAAAATCCTCCTTTTTATAAGAAGATGTTAAGTGGTGACTCTGTTGAGGAAGCTGCAATGAAAAGTTTAGTTGCTCAAAAGACTTTAGAAAAGCAACGATATGAATTACAACAGTATGTTAAATTTAAATTTGGTGTTAAAGCTTGGGATGATTTGCTAAAGATGGAAGGTAGTATTCGCAAACAAAGACAAGAGTTAGTTTATAAAAGACAAGAGTTCCAACAGAAATGTATTGAAGGATTCTTTTTTTGTGTGTTATTAGCTACTATTATTGGTTTTATTTTCTTTGTTATCTGGTTGAAGAAGCAACAAAATGTCTGAGAAAGATATTATATTTGTAATGATGGTTCTTTTGTCTTATGTTTGGTGTACATGGTATGAACCAAAATGGTTATTTATTAAGTGAGGTAATATGCCAGCTACAATTATAGATGATTATAAAATATTCCCAAGACTTATGATGCTTGTGGTTACTATCCTAACTTATCAAAGTGTACATTGGTATATGGGATTAGATGATCCAACGATACAACAAAGTGGATTAGTATCTGTTTGTGCTGGAATGCTTACAGGTTGTTTCGCCATATGGATGGGAAAGGAAGTAAAATGAGTTTACTTACCAACTTAATAGCTCCAGCAACACAACTACTAGATAAGTTTATAGAAGATAAAGATCAAAAAGCAAAGCTTGCACATGAGTTAGCAACAATGGCAGACAAGATGGCGCATGATGAACGACTTGCACAAATCTCAGTTAATAAAGAAGAAGCTTCTTCTGGAAGCATTTTTAAAGGTGGCTGGCGTCCTTTCATTGGTTGGGTCTGTGGGATTGCTTTTTTCTATCACTTTGTTTGTCAGCCTATTATTGTTTTTGTAATAGCTGTTGTTGGTATTGATATACCCACACTTCCTAAATTTGAAATGAACACATTGCTTACTGTTCTTGGTGGTATGCTAGGAATTGGAAGCTTACGCACATATGAAAAGCAGAAAGGACTTACAAAATAATGGCTTATAATGATGGTTATGGAGTTAAAGGAAAGTTTACATCTAATACTGGTAAGAAAGCTGCACAACAAAATAAAATAAAACAAGCTTCACAAAAACAAAAAGCAGTAAACTTTAGAGCTAATGAAAAAAAAAATCTAACCAGATCTATTGGGACTGCTGGACCAAAAGTAAGAGCAGATGGTACAGTTAAAGATGACAAACCTACTGCTGCACAAAAGGTTGCATTTAGAGAACAAGAAGATACTTATCGTACTCATTCACCTGGTACTGTAGGGGATAAGTATTATAAAAATCCAGAAGGAACTGGTACTGGTCAAGGTGGTAGTGGTATTCCAAAAGATACAACCAAACAAACAAGTAGTGGTGTTGTAACGACAACAACTCCACCAGTTGAAAGACCAGAGTCTGTAGCACCACAAACTGTTTCACCACTACAAGATGAAGTTATTGTTATTAATTTACCAGCAGAACAACCAACAGAAACATCTACAATGTCTGCATTAACTGTTGAAGAAGCAGCTAGTATATTTGCAACCGACACTATAGAACTTGATAGAGGTAATCAAATACCATTGTTATTAAAAGCTTTTGAAACTCAAACTTCTGCTTTATCGATTAAACCAAGATTAAGTTTAAATAAAAAAGGTACGTTTATTAGAGGCTTTGATGTAAATTTTAAATTTTAGAAAGGGTTATTATGGCATTTAAATTATCAAAGAGAAGTTTAAGTAAGTTAGAAGGTGTGCATCCAGAGTTAGTTAATGTTGTTAAACTGGCTATTACGCTTTCCAAAATAGATTTTGGAGTGACATTTGGCAAGCGAACTAAAAAAGAACAAGAAGCTTTAGTTAAAGCTGGTAGATCAAAGACACATAAAAGCTATCATCTTATTCAAACAGATGGGTACTCTCATGCAGTAGACTTGATGGCTTATGCTAATGGTCCATGTTGGGAGTTAAATGTTTATGATGATCTTTGTGATGCAATGAAAAAAGCTTCAATGCAATTAGGTAACATCCCAATAAAGTGGGGTGCTGCTTGGAGTGAAGGTAGTATTACTAGTTATAAAGGTACTGCTGAAGAAGCTATGAATGCATACATTGATCTTCGTCGTTCTCAAGGTCGACGACCTTTTCTGGATGGTCCCCATTTCGAACTAATGTACTTATAAGTTCTACTGCTAGAGCTGAGTAACCAGCAATATCTTCATAAGAATCTATATGCAATGGGTCTTGTTTTAATCTCATTGCTTTTGTTAGTATCATCATAATACATACATCAAGATAGTTAAACTCTTGACCTTTGTACTCTGACCAAGTCTTAGCTATTGATCTAAGATTGTCGTTAGGGTGTCCATAACTATGTTGTCTTTTGGTGAGGGTGTCACCTACTTTTCTTAGGAATTGTGATCTGTTCATTTGTTTCTCCTTGTAAAAAGAAGAGGCACTAGAGGGTGGTCTAGTGCCTCCCGAGTCTATCGTTTTTTTGAAAGAGAGAGATAGACCCTCTTAAAATGGAATCTCATCATCAATAACTTTAGCTGGTTCTTCTTTAGTAGAAAGAAGGTCAGTAGGTTTTTTGTTTTCTGACACTTGTAAACTAAGATAGTTCTTATTACCACTATGTTGTTTCTTCCATGCAGCTAATCTTAATTTGGTGCCAGCATTTATTTCAAATCTTTCATGACAATTACCAGTATAATCTGGTGATGCACTTAATGCATTATCATTCTCAAACAATGCACATAACTCTGTGTAACATTTAATGATTACCCTTCCAGCTTTAGTCATACTTCTAATCATTACTATCTTATGTTCACTGCCTTCAATGTCAAGCTTTCCCTCTAATATAAAATCATTATTGGGAAAAGGTTGAAACACTGCTCCACTATTTTTATTGTCGTATTCTTCTGCCATTTATCACTCCTTTTTAAAATGGTTTGTTTGGTTTCTTGCCAGTTGATACCCAATCACCATCATCTTCTGTAGAATCATCTGGCATTAGGTTTAGTAATGCTTGTAGTGTATATCTTCTCATGTAAGTTATAGCACCACCAGTTCCTTGTGGACCTTTGTTATTGTTATCTAGTCTTACAGTAGAAAATATTTCAGATTGACTTTTAGTATGGTGTAAACAACAGACTAAAGAATCTGAGGGAATAGCTGCACTTGAATTAAAAGACATTGTAAAACTTACTAATAAATCATTATCTTCCAATGACTTACCTACTGCATCCATAATATCTTTTAGTGTATGGAACTTACCAAACTGTGCATTGCCACTTTGCTTTAGTGGTTTAAATGTTTTTCTAGCTTTAGCTAGTGCTTTGTATACATCATCTTCCATTATCAATCCTCCATACCTAATGCTTTTTTAGGATTTTTTCTAAACGATTCATTGTTATCTTGATATAGTTTCTTAAGATCAGACTCCCAATCTGATAAAGCATCTGCTTTAGTAACCCATCCCCATTGGTTCCATCTTTTTTTATTCCAGATAATATAGCCTTCTCCACATATATCATCCCATTTTAATGTAGCGATTGAATATCTATATTTGCTCATTTCTCTCTCCTAATGAATAACAATTCTAATTGAACCACGCTTATCTCTACGTAATGAAAGCTTGTCTGAATACAATTCTCTTTCATTCGGAGCAATAAGACTCTTTAATTCTTTCTTTGTTTCTTCGTGTTGTGAATGCTGACTTGAAGTTTCAAAGTAATTATCAACAAGACTAATAAAATAATTGTTTTGGTTTCCATTTCTTTTGACCATCTCGTTGATTAATACTTTATCAGTATCAATTTCAACTTGGTCTTGAGTAGGGGGGGAAGTATCAGATGTAACATACTGCCAGAACTGAAACAATCTATCTTTCATAGTCTCAAGATAGTCACCGTTCTTAGCAACATGGACACATTCCCATCTACGATTACCAAACTTATTAGCAAAGTAACAACTGCTTATGTTACTGATAAACATATAGAATTGTAACTGTGGCATATACCTAGTTAGCTGGTCCTCCATCTTATTATATTCATAAGTTTCTTTTGCTTCGACAATCGCCGCCCTGCTTTGGGTGGCGGCGTCGATTGTCCCTTTTAACGGAACACCATTCCAATTCATTTCAAATGTTTTTTGATAGTCAGTTAGTTGTTGTTTGTATTGGATAGTAAACCAATGCAGTATAAACTCTTCATTGTGTATACCGGATTGCACTGTAAAGTTATTTGATAAATCTTCTGGTTGTTCTTTACCAGTTTTGATTGACCATAGTTTAACCCAATCACCATTCATAATTTGAACAGCGTCTGAGCCACCAATAAATCCTATTCTATTGTTCATGGAACACCTCTCTTTCATATGTTCTTATATACTATTGACCCAAAAAAGTAAATAGTTTATTACTGTTTAATAAAGTAGAAAAATGATTTTCTTTATAACCCTGCCTACAATAACTAGGGTAACTTTTTGTTACCCTTTTTTTTTCTTTCACTTATGTTCCAGTATAAACCACCAAAACTTGAACGCTTTACGAAAGTACCCAATTTTTCTGATTCTTTTTTTATTTTTTCTAATGCTATTTGATCTCCTTTAATCAAATCTTTTTTTTGTACTAAACGTTGTTCTTCCCAATCAATATGAAATGTTTCAACTGTTTCATCTGGTCTGGTAAACTCTTGAGGAACATAAGGTAATGATATATCTACTACTCTTGGTTCTCTTAACCATCTATCACGAAATACTTTTATCTTGTGGGTGTACTTTTTAATATCCATAATACTCACTTTCTGGTCTTTTCAATGGGGGTTTCTCTAAATAAAACTCTTCATATTTGTATGTCTTACTGCATTTAAATCCCTCACCATAGATTCTATCTGACCACATTTGGCAAGCTTCTTCAGTATCAAAA